ATTCAACAGAGTTTAAAGAATTTATTGATGGTATTAACACTGTGATAGTTGATGAAGTACACATGGCCAAAGCAGATGTGTTGAAAAGAATGCTGACTGGACCTTTTGCAAACTGCCAAATACGTTGGGGATTGACAGGCACAGTACCAAAACAAGAATACGAATACATGGGCATAAAAGTATCACTGGGCGAAGTTACAAATAAAATTCCTGCCAAAGAATTACAAGACAAAGGTGTACTGGCCAATTGCAATGTAAACGTGCTACAAACTAATGACATATTAGAATTTAGAAGTTATGCCGAAGAATTAAAATGGCTGACAACAGACCCAAAACGTATGAGTTGGGTAGCACAAACAATCAAAGATATATCAACATCAGGAAATACATTGATACTGGTTGATAGAATAAGTGCAGGCGAAATACTTGAGAAGAAAATAAAAGACAGTGTATTCATACGTGGAGCCACAAAGAACACAGAAAGAAAAGAACACTATGATGAAGTGTCTACGGCACAGACCAAAGTAATCATAGCCACATATGGTGTGGCCGCTGTGGGTATCAATATTCCACGTATTTTCAATTTAGTTCTAATTGAACCTGGAAAAAGTTTTGTGAGAGTAATTCAATCAATTGGTAGAGGCATACGTAAGGCAGAGGACAAAGATTCAGTTAGCATATGGGATATAACCAGTGCGTGTAAATTTGCGAGAAGACATCTCACACAAAGAAAAAAGTTTTACAAAGAGGCAAATTATCCGTATAATATAGAAAAGATAGACACAGATTTATATGAAAATTTTGACACTTGACGATGCAACCTATACTCTGGAAAAGATTCCAGAATGGGTAGATGAAAAACTGAGATTTGCAGTGCTTGATAATTCAGATCCTGCCAATCCAGATTTCTTTTATATTCCGTTGATATTCTTAGAAAGTTTTAATGCGCCTGCGGCAGTGTTAGAAATTGGCAACTATAAAATAAAAATGCCACTGGACTGGAAGATGTTGATTGGCGAACAAGGACAACCTGAGATGCATGTGCTTCCAATCACCAGTCTGAACGACAGAGGATTTGATGCATTTACATTCAATCCACTCAGCAGTAGTAAACCAGACTTTTTACCCATTGACGTTGTGGATATATACACAGAAGTAAAATGGTACTTCCCTAAAATTAAATCAGGACAGATGTTGGCAGTGCCATTACAGGATGGGCCAAAACCCATGTGTGCATATTTTGTTAAAGACATATCACGTCAGTGTGAACAAGTAGATTATGGATCAGTATGGTAGAAAAAAAGAGAAAATTTTTTGAACTTAGAAATGGCCTAAAAGCAGTAGACTTTCGAAATAAAGATTACTATGATAGAATTGATGATCACGAAAAAGGATTATACTCACCTTTCATGTTGATGAGATATGCATCGAGTGTGTCTAGCAAAGATAAATTTTATGTTGAGCACTATGTGGAAATGATCAACGAATGTGTTAATAAACATTTGTTTACACTGTCCAGCAAACACAAAAAACTGTGTTGGATCTTGACATCAATGTGTGGTGCTTTACAACAACAATTTCATCCGTGGATCAAACCAATGAAACGTGTGCCAAACAAAAGTTTGAAAAAATTGCAACAACTGTATCCTAACATGAAAGAATCAGATCTCGAAACACTAGATGCAATTATCACTGACAAAGAATTGGAAGAACTTTTAGAATCACATGGACAGCAATCTAAATAAATGTACCTACTGCGGTAAAGTATTCACACGTGCCAGAACATTGCAGGTTCATATGTGTGAACCCAAGCGTAGGCACTTGCAAAAAAATGAAAAGTGGGTGCAGAATGCTTTCATGGTGTTCCAAAGATTCTATCAAATACATCAACACGGGCAGAAGGAAAAAACATATGATGACTTTTGTCGTAGTGCCTACTACAACGCGTTTGTGAAGTTTGGTAGATTTATGATGCACATAAACCCGTTGTATCCTGAGAAATATATTGACTATGTGATATTATCAAAAATTAAACTTGATCACTGGGCCAGAGATGACTTGTACGAAGCATACTTGATCGAAACGCTCAAAGCAGAGCCAGTAGAATCAGCACTACAAAGATCAATTGCAACCATGATGGATTGGGCAGAAGAACAAAATGCACAATGGGCCGACTACTTTAGATTAGTAAACACCAATAGGGCAGTTCAACATATTCAGCAAGGTAGAATATCGCCTTGGCTTTTGCTTGGTTGCAAAGCAGGGAAAAATTTGTTACAATCTTTAAACGACGAACAACTACAAATGGTTGGAAGATTTATTGCTCCAGAATTTTGGACACAACGAATTAAAAGTTCTCCAGCAGATCAATTGTTTGTGCAAGAGACAGCCAAGGAGGCAAAAATTGAGTAAAGTAAAAATTGAACAAGGAGATGAATTTGATATTGAATTTCATCCAGGTGATGCTATTATTGTTGTTGCAGAGTCAGGAGCACTAAGAAAAATATACATGCCCGATATGGACACAAAGTATTACAACAGTGACGGTTACAAAAAATTACTAGATGCAATTGATGTTGTACAACCAGGAGCAAAAGAAGATTTTATCAAGTATCATGAGAAAGTTAGAAAAGGAAGAATACACTAATGCCTGATGTAGATATAGATTTTTTTGACAGAGATGGCGTCTTGAAATTATTCAAGCACACTCCTGCCACAATTGAAAAAGAAGACAAAGTAGAAAAACACAAGACAGGCGTCTACTTCCATGCTGTGCCAGAGCATCCTGTGACAGGACATGCCAGTTTAGATTATAAAAAAGCAGAAGACAGAGGCTATTTTAAGATTGATTGTTTGAATGTCAACATATACAAATACGTATCATCAGAACAGGAACTAGTTGAACTAATGATACAAGAGCCAGATTGGGACATGTTGGAAGACAAAAAAACAGTTGATCAATTGTTTCATCTCAATGGTCATTTCAGCATAGTGTCCAAATTAAAACCAAAAACTATTGAACAACTTGCGGCTGTATTGGCAATCATTAGGCCGGCCAAAAGATATCTATTGAACCAAACTTGGCAGGATATAAATGAGCATGTTTGGAAAAAGCCAGCAGATGGTAGTTACTTCTTTAAAAAATCTCATGCAGTTGCATATGCCCAAGCCATTGTTGTGCAGATGAATTTGATCACTAAAGGTAAATATAGTTTTGATGCAACGTCAAAAACTTAAGAAGAAAAAATCACACAAGAACAAAAATTACTTAACTGACGAACCTATAGAGTATAAAACGTATCAACCAAAGAATGCAGTCACGAAATACTTTGCAAAGTTGATCGAAAAAAATTCTACAATTAAATAGGTTTTCTTACAAGTTGGATTGTTCTACGCTTAATCCGTTTCTTTGAAATTTCAGATAGTTTTACAGTCGGGCCTGCTACTATCTCTATGTCTTTGGAGTTTAAAGTGACCAATGTGGATCTAAAATATCGGAAATCACCTTTTAGGAATATGTTAATTGGTAATTTTCTATTTGATTCATGCCACCATATTTCACCACACTTTAAAAAACGCATTTTGTCTTGTGGCATCATTAGACGTCCATAATCGTAAAAACTAATCACATTGATGTCTTGATTTTGAACTATGCCCACATACTCTAAATCTCCCTTTCTAATAAGGCTCAAAAATGGAAATTTATCCTTCAGTGTGTTAAAAATTTCGTTCATGCTCTATCTATAAATACTGTTAAATATGTATTATGCAAACAGTATCAAGGTATTTACTATCACAGTTGGTAATAGCCTACGTAAATGGTTATCACGGGAGGAATTCTAAGGTGTACGACAGACGCTTAACACTACACAGAGGAGTGGATAATCCTATCACTTTTACCTTCAAAAACGAGGATCAAAAGGCTCAAGACATTACTTCCAAAACCTATGAGTTTAACATGATTGATACGGAGTCCAAAAAAGCCGTAATCACCAAAACACTCACTATCCTAGATGACGGATCTACTGTGAGTACCAAAGGTGATGCAAGTTGCACAATTACCGAGGGAGACCTTATCGGCAACGATGCTAAGTTTTACACGTACAGCGTGAGAGAAGTAGCATCTGATAATTCCAGAACTGTAACATATGCTGACACAGGATATGCGGCCGCTGGCACAATCGAAGTGCTTGATGGTGCTTACCCTGAGTTTGTGGACAGCACACAGATTTCCTCTTTCACAGGCACAGGTGGACCATTGCAATACACAAGTAGTGCCATTGATGGTAGACCTGGTATCAACAATAATATAGCACTCCATTCTATTGCGGCATATCCGCAAAGTTTTACTGGTAAACTGATAGTGCAAGGCACCATGGCCAGTACACCAGCAGATGCTGATTTCTTTGAAATTACCTCAACAACATTCTCAGATGCGTCTACCCCTACCACACTCAACTTTACCGGAGTATTTCATTCGGTAAGATTCAGTTGGGATAACGATCCAGACAATACTGGAAAGATTGACAAAATACTTTATAGACAGTAAAATATAGGATATGAACCTGATCCAGTCTACAATTCTGACGAGTCTTCCTGCAGGACAAAAAAAGACACCCAGTGGGTGGATAAGTTTTAATGCGCCTTGTTGTGTACACAACGGTGAATCGCAGGACAAGAAGAAACGTGGTGGTATCATGAACAGTGCTGATGGCACAATCAGTTATCACTGTTTTAACTGTGGTTACAAAGCCTCCTACATACTAGGAAGAAGACTCACACAAAAGATGAGAACGTTTATGAGTTACATCGGTATACCCGACGACACAGTTAAGAAACTGGCCATAGAAGCAATGCGTCATGAGGAAGCAGACGTAAAATTTGAGAAGAAAAAATTTGTAAAGTTTAATAAAAAAGAATTGCCAAAGGGATCCAAGCCGTTGGAGGAGTGGCTAGAGAATTACAATCATTTGACACAGAAACAAAAAACTAGTATTGACTCTTTATTGAATTATCTCACATCCAGAGGCATAGGGCCAGACTGGTATGACTTCGTGTACAGCGACAACACGTATTGGGACTCTGATAAAAGAGTAATCATTCCGTTTTACTGGCGAGGTGACATTGTTGGTTGCACTGGTAGAATATTTGAAAAGTCAGACAAGGTAAAATATTTCACAGATGTGCAACCTGGTTATGTATTCAACATGGATGCACAAACATGGGATAGAAAATTTGTGATTGTAACTGAAGGTCCGTTTGATGCAATTACCATTTCTGGAGTCAGTATCCTGGGTTCGGAGATAAATGATATACAGCGAGAACTAATTGAAAGTTTGAATAAAAAAATAATAGTTGTACCCGATAGAGATCAACCAGGCGAAAAATTAATCAACCAAGCAATTGAGTTTGGTTGGAGTGTGGCTTTTCCAGAATGGCATGATTCGGTTGAAGATACCGCGGATGCTGTGTTAAAATACGGAAGGCTGTTTACTATGCAATCAATATTAAAAAGCACAGAAACAAGCAAACTAAAAATAGATTTAAAAAGAAAGATTTATGGCTGAATATACATTTGACGTACAGAAACTTTATATAGAAATGATGCTGGCAGATGCGGAATCATTTGCTAGGGCACAGAACATTTTCAAGCCAGAATCATTTGATCGTAAATTACAACCTATTGCTAAGTTTGTAAAAGACTACATGGAAGAATACAAAGTACTTCCAGATGTGGAACAGGTCAATGCCAAACACGATATTAAATTGAAGTCGGCGAAAGATTTAGATCCTAGTCACTTCAATTGGTTACTGGATGAATTTGAAACGTTTTCAAGACACAAAGCACTAGAACGTGCAATATTGCAGTCAGCGGACTTGCTGGAAAAAGGCGACTATGCACCTGTAGAAGACATGGTCAAGGACGCAGTGAGTGTGGGACTGACAAAAGATCTTGGCACAGACTACTTTGAAGATCCAAAAGGTAGATTGGAGAAACTAAAAAACTCCAATGGACAAGTCAGCACAGGTTGGCCAAATCTCGACAAGAAACTGTTCGGTGGATTTAACCGAGGTGAACTAAACATTTTTGCAGGTGGATCAGGCGCAGGTAAAAGTTTGTTCTTACAGAATCTTGCAGTGAATTGGTCAACTGCTGGTTTGAACACAGTGTATATCTCGTTTGAGTTGAGCGAAGAACTTACTGCTATGCGACTTGATGCAATGATGACTAACATTCCAACAAAGAAAGTGTTTCCAGAAATTGACAATGTTGAAATGAAAGTCAAGATGTTGGGCAAAAAGTCTGGCGAACTGTATATCAAATATTTGCCAAGTGGTAGTACAATACTGGATGTTAAAACATATATCAAAGAACTAGAACTTAAAACTAAAAAGAAAATTGACTGTATATTAATTGACTATTTGGATCTGATGATGCCAAAAAGCAAACGTATCAGTCCAGCAGACTTGTTTATAAAAGACAAGTATGTGTCAGAAGAACTGAGAAACTTTGCAGTTGAATCTCAAATGTTATTGGCAACAGCATCACAGTTGAACAGAGCCAGTGTGGAAGAGATTGAATTTGATCATTCTCACATAGCAGGTGGACTTAGTAAAATACAAACAGCAGACAACGTGATTGGTATTTTTACATCTCGTGCAATGAAGGAACGTGGCAGATATCAAATACAGTTTATGAAAACAAGAAGTTCGAGCGGTGTTGGTCAAAAAGTTGATTTAGAATTTGATGTAGACAGTTTGAGAATCAGAGACTTAGCAGATGATCCAGAATACAAACAGTTTGACAAACAGCGTAGCACAATCTATGATTCGTTAAAACAAAAGTCCAAAGTAAGCACAGATAAAACAGATGCACAACCAAAAGAAATTGATCCTACGAAAGGCGACGATGTAGGTAAAGTCAAAGCCACAGTTGAAGGTGGAAAACTGAGACAGTTATTGAACGAACTACATTCCGATGAGGAGCAATGATGATACTAATTGCGCATCGAGGAAATGTAAACGGCAAGAATCCCGAAAGAGAGAATACAATTGAATACATCGAAGAAGCCATTAAAAAAGGTTATCATTGTGAAATTGATATTTGTAAATTTGACGGTGAAAAATTTTATCTAGGACACGACACACCCGGTGAAGCAGTGTCTGTACAATGGCTTGGTAGTAATCCGTTGTGGTGTCACGCTAAAAGTTTTAATGCCTTAGAAGCACTGACCACACTGGGAATACATTGTTTTTATCACCAAAATGATGATTATGTTTTGACTAATCAAGGTTGGATATGGGCGTATCCCGGACAGCCTGGTGGTAGATACACTATCGCTGTGCATCCTGAAAAACTACATCCTGGTGATATAAAAAAATTTGCAGGTGTTTGTAGTGATTACGTAGAAAAATTTAAATGATCAAGTTAGTTGTTTTAGATGTCGACGGTGTGTTGACTGATGGTAAAAAGTATTACAATCGTGACGGAGACGTTGTAATGAAAACATTTTGCGATAAAGATTGGACAGCGATAAAAAGGTTTCGTGCCATGGGAATCAATGTGGTGTTTTTAACCGGCGATCCATTTAATGAATCAATAGCAGAAAACAGAAACATACATTGTATTGTAAATCGCAAAGACGGCAAGCACACAGACAAATCTCATTATATCACAGAGTTGGCAAAAGAATACAAAGTAAAAATAGACGAAATTGTATATGCGGGTGATGATATCTTTGATATTGAAATAATGAAAAAATTAAAACACTGTTACTGTCCTATGAATAGTGCAATGTTAGTCCAACAGTTTGCAGATCCTATTGAAGCCAACAGCGGAGAAAACTTTGTAATGACCTTACTTGACCAACTGCAAGAAGAAAAATTGATACCAGATCCAGACTTTGAAACACATTTGACTAAGGTTTACGAACTAGATGAAAAGGAAAAGTTCTAATGCACGATATCACTTTATACGGTCATCTCACTGTGGATAGAATATTTGATGGTTTTGAAGAAACACAAACTTTAGGTGCAATGGCCAATATGTGGCGAACATTCAAACTGATTGCACCTGACCTTGATATTGGGTTGGTACCCACTTCTATTGGGGAAGCAATGGTTTACTTGGACCGAGACAGTTGCACTAGATACTCTAACTTTGTTCCAGACATCAAAACTAACACACCAATCATACAACAATCAAAGATATCTCACGCGATGTATATCAACAAGTTACTAGATGTAAGTTGGTTGAAAGATCTCAAAGGCACAATCTCCGCAGATGTGTGTGCTGGTCCAAAGGTAGACAGCGGTCTACTACAATATGTAGATTATTTTTTTATAGCAGATGAGGATGCCTACAGTGATCTAAAAACCATTTGTAAAGACACAAAAGGCTTTGTTATTTTACACACAAACAAAAGCAGTGTGATATCGGATGGCAGATACGAAAACAAGTATGAAATAGATCAATCTTTGTTTGTTCCAAAAAGTAACGTGTTGGGTGCTGGTGATATGTTTGCAAGTAGTTTTCTCTATGCCTTGAACTTAGGTTTACCCACAGATCAAATACAAAAATACGCACACGAAACCACAAGCAAACTAATTAAAAGTGCAAATGAAAAAATATAATCTGCTTCTACCAATTGCCGGCAAAGCACAAAGATTTATCGACGCTGGGTACACAATGCCTAAGCCTCTTATCCTAGCCAGAAACAAACACGTAATTGATTGGGCAATGCAGTCGGTTGATTTGACAGAATGTAATTTAATTTTTTTAGTCAGAGTAGATCACATTTATAATTTTAGCATAGACAAAATTCTAAAACAAAAATTTGGCGAGGATATCACAATAATCAAAATAAACAAAGTCACACGCGGTGCTCTGGAAACTTGCACACTTGCTAGAAAGCACATTGACAACGACTTACCTTTAATCATTTACACACCTGATGTGTACTTTGGACCTGTGTTTAATCCTGCAACTATTCCAAATGATGCAGATGGATTTTTATTGACATTCACTGCTAACAGTGCAGACCACAGTTATTCAGATTATGGAACAGATGGGATTGTAACGAATGTTGTAGAAAAAGAAGTTATTTCAAAAGAAGCCAACGTTGGCCTGTATTATTTTGGTTCGGGCAAGATGTTTTTACAATATGCCAATGAAATGATTGACAACAACATTCTAGTAAAAAATGAATTTTATATTGCACCAATGTACAATTTAATGATTAGAGACGGTTTAAAAATTACAGCCGCTAATACTGAAAAACTACACGTATTGGGCACACCTCACCAATTTGAATTCTTTTGTAAAAGAGTAATCACACGTTTTGGTGACAAACCTGTTGCTCTTGCCAGTGATCATTCTGGTTATGCACTAAAAGAAGACTGTAAACAAATCTTAAAAGCACTAGGCATACAGTATATTGATACAGGCACATTCACAGACAAAGCCTGTGACTATCCAGACTATGTGTTACAAGTAACAAAATTAATCGAGTCAAATGAATGCAGTCACGGAATAAGTTTTTGTAGATCTGGACAAGGCGCAAATATCACCGCAAACAAAGTGAAAGGTATCATTTCAGCACTTTGTTTTGATGAGTACACAGCGGAATACTCAATCAAGCACAACTGTGCAAATCATTTCAGTATCCCTTCTAAATACGTAGATAAAGACAACTTAGAGGCAATCATCAAAAAACTTTTAAACACATCATTTGATGGCGGTAGACATTTTACAAGATTATTCAAACTGCTATGATCATAAATCCTAAACGCAAATATGTTTTTATTTGTGTGCCAAAAACAGGATCAACAACATTGTCAAAACACTTTTACAAAGTTGATGACTTGGGTGTACGTAAGACTTGGTTAAAAGAAAAATGGCACTGGCCCATGAGAGATATCATACGAGACTTCTCAAAAGAATTTCCTTTAATGGATCAATATTTTAAATTTGCTTATCACAGGAACCCATGGGATAGAATGATATCAAGTTGGATAGAGTTCACGACAGATCGCGGTCATCTGCTAACATGGAGTCAACCCTTGAAAGATCAATTTAAAACATTTGAAGATTTTGTTTTAAACTTTGAAGAGTCTGTATGGTGTCAACATATTAATTTTCAACCTACTTCTTTTTATACCCACACTAGGAAAGGAAAAAGTTTAGTGGATCACATTGCCAAGTATGATGATTGGCATAACGAAACAAAATATATTTTTGAAAAAATAGGATTGCGTATAGAAGACATGGAACAAAAAAGATATCGTAAAACTGATAGGCATGTAGATTATAGAAAATATTACAACAACGACAAAATGATTGAAGTTGTTAATCGCTACTTTGGCAAAGACATTGACAAGTTTGGAGATAAATTCTAATGCATTGCATACTGTTATCACACGTATTCATCAGAGAAAATGAACATCATAAATTGGATTGTGTAAGATTTGCGTTGCAACATTGGAAAGCATATAACCCTGAAGCCTATATCATTGTTACAGGACATGGTTTGATGCCCAACATAGCAGAGTATTGTGACTACTTGTACTGGCCAAATAACATCATAGAAAAAGATATCAACGTTGGTCATCCGCATTTGGTATCTAAAGGATTACAACATGCACTCCAAAAAGGATTTAACAAAGTGCTTAAATCACGAGCAGACACAATACATTCTATACCTAACATAACACAACACTGTAGAAATCTTCTGGGAGATAAAAAAGTGCTGGTAACACAACAAACTAGAATAGACAAACCTGAAATGGGAGATTTGTTTTTGTATGGTGATACAGAGTTGATGGCAAAAAGTTTTAATGAGGATAATTGGTATCCTACAAAGACTGGCATCATAAGTCTCGCAAAAAATTTTCTTTTACATTCTGGTGAAACAGACTGGCACACAGCCTGTGTCAAACACATGTCTTTTGTGGATATCTTCAACATTAAATGGATTGACTTTAGAAAAAACTGGCAAGAACTTAAATCAAAACAAGCAGACATGATGCAAAATACTCTAGCCAAAGAACACAAATATTACTGGGGTGCTATGGAAAAATGGCACGTGTGGGATGATGTAGGAAACCTAATATACTCTAAACCTAAAATGGGTAAAATAACTACAGAAAAAGATTGGAAATGAAAACAGCAGTTTGCATCAGTGGCATAGCAAGTTTTGTACCTGAGTACAAAAGAGTAATAGAGCAGGCCAAAAAAGTATTTGGTGAATACGATTTCTTTTACCAACAGTGGGAAGGTTACGATAAACCAGACGTGCCCAACTGTTTATATGTGCCCGAACCAAAATGGCACTATCATGTAATGAGAGATGTCAAAGTAAAACCTGACTGTGACATTTATAGAAAGTACACTAGACCCAACGGAAAGATGTATCGTAAACCTAAATTGTTCAAACAGTTTTGGCATTCAGGAAATCAACAGATGTCACACCACTATCTAGTAGAATCACTGCCAGAAGAATATACAAAAATAATACGTATAAGATTTGATACCATAGTGTCTACTAAAATTAATTACAAAAAATATTTGGAAATGTTAGATGATGGTTACACTGTGGGTTGGTATTCAGGTGGGATGAAAGACTCTGACGGACCAGGCACAGACGCCACACTAGACATAAGAGGTAACAACGGAGACGGATGCAAATGGCGTGTGTTTGATCATATGCTATTCCATTGTCGCGATAGATTGAAAAATGTCAAGGAGTTGTTTGACAAACAAGAACTAAACGGAAGTGAATGGGGATGGTATCAGGTGCTACATCATCAATGGGGAGACAACAAGTACTGCAACATATGGGGCGGCACCGCACTGTGTAAATGGACCAAGCAACCATTACAGTGGGATCAATTTTGATTACTGAATAATCTACATAGATAAATATGTTTGCTCAAGGCAATAACAGGCAAACATAGGCATGAAAAAAGACAAAGAACTAAACGACATAACAAGGCTGTACGATAGATTTATTAGGCAATGCCCAGGCACAGAAGAATACACGCAAAGGCTCGCTGAGGAAACTCAAATCATCCTTCGACTACGTTTCGTAGACTACTTCATCCAAATATGTGACATACTGGCAATAACCAGAGACATACCTCATATGACTCGTGGTTCCGCTGGTTCGTCTCTTGTCTGCTACCTACTTGGCATAACAGATGTAGATCCTGTAGAGTGGGGAATACCGGTAGCACGGTTCCTGAACCCTCACAGAGACGACCTACCTGATGTCGATATTGATTTCCCCCATTATCGTCAGGAAGAAGTCATGCAGAGAATCTTTGATCGCTGGCCCGGACGAAGTGCTAGAATATCCAATTACGTGCTCTATCAAGATAAGTCAGCACGTCGTGAAGCGGCAAAGCGATTAGGTGCTAAAGGTAATCTCCCTCGCAGGTTTACATACGAATCAGTAGGAGTTGATCCTACTGAAGCAAGGCGTATAGAAAACAAATTGAAAGGCAAGAAAAGATGCATATCAAAACACTGTGGAGGAATACTAATGTTTCAAAGGCAACTACCAAAAAGTCTGTTTACAGCAGAAAATCAAATACTACTAGACAAAAACGAAGTAGAGGATCTCGAACATCTCAAAGTGGATATTTTAGCCAATCGTGGTTTATCACAACTCATAGAAATAGATCCTACCATGCGACTGACAGACTATCCAGAAGAGGACTCCGCTACTTCGGAACTGTTGTGCAGAGGAGATGTGTTGGGAGTGACTCAAGCGGAAAGTCCGGCCATGAGAAGACTGTTCAGAGCCATACAACCAAAAAGTAGACGCGACTGTGTGTTTGGCACTGCACTGATAAGACCAGTTGCTATATCTGGAAGAAAGAAAGCCACAATGTTTCATGACTGGTCACAAGAACGTATGAGCGATACCATTGTGTACGAAGACGATGCTATCGATAGAATATCAGAAGTGTTGGGCATAGACAAATATGAGGCTGACATGTATCGCAGAGC